GGTGATTTATGCAGATGATTATACAAAACACCATATAGCAAAAATAACAGAAAGTTTAACTTTTGACTTAACAGGTGACGCTTTTGAATTTTCTCCTGCATACCCTTCTACTATTTCTAAAGGAACAAAGTTTAGTATATATAAAGGCCCATTAGTTACTAATACTGATGTTGTAGCAGTAGCTTATGGGTTAAAAGGTTCTGGTTCAACACCTGATGATAGACATTTAAATTATGCTAGATTATATAAACCAACAACTTATTTTTATAATGATAGATTAGAAAAAGATAACAGATTAAATCATAATACTAAATATAAAATTTGTTGTTCTTATCTTTCTACTACTAGTGATGTTACTGTTACTGGTTCAGGAACTCATGTTCAAACACATTTTATTACTGAACCTAATTATGGTAATAGAATTATTGATTACGGCCCTTATGCTACTCCTGCTAAACTCATAGATAATAGACGAGAATCTACTACATTTGGAGATGTATTAACTTCTTCTGGAAGTAATTTACAAGCACTAGACCCAGAGAAACAAACAGCTTTTACTATTACTGATTTATCTAATTGGGATACTTGTTTTTTAAATATATACAGGTCTAGTGATAATAAAAATAAACATAATAGCCCTTCTGGATGGACTGGCCCTACTAGATATTTACATTATGCTTCTTCACCCGATAAAAATAATACTGTTACATCTGTATTTGATTTAGAAATTAATAATTCTATTACAAAAGCTGGATCATATGCTTCTGCAAGTTTAGTAGATACTAATAAAATTTGGGGTAAAAAAATAAAAAGATTTGACAGGCTCAAATTTAAACAAGTAATTGCTACAGGAAGGATAGACCATAATAAAGATTTTGCTTTAGAAGGTAGAGTTTGGTCAGCTGATAATTTTGAAACTGAACATAATATAACCTCTTCTACTTTTTCAAATAATGTTTTGATAGTGCAAAACACACCTGAAGGTTATAATTTAAAGGTACTCCTACAAGATAAAGCTACTGGAGAATTTGAATCAATTAAAGTAGGTGATTATAATTATACTATTTCGGCAATAGGTAATCCGTTATTTACTAATCCAATTAACCCAGACCATAGTATTAAATATCAAACTATTACAGTAGACAAAGAAAGAATTATTACTTCGTCATCATATGGGACAGCTGATACTAACGCTAAGAATTTTGAAGGTGAACTTCTTTATAGAAAGGTTTGGTCAAGTATTACAAATACTTTATTAGTGGATTTTAATATTGATACTAATGTTGATTATGACGGCGATGTAGATGGTTCTGTATATAATACCAAACTTGACGTTGCTTGTGGATTTACGGCTTCTGGGAATACAGTAGATGTTACTGCTCATGGGTTAATTGCTGGTCAATCTGTATGGTTTAATACCATTAATACCACCACAGGTATTTCAATTAACACTACTTATTATGTTAAAAGTTCTCCTAACGCTAATGATTTTCAATTAGTAACTAATTCAGATGGTTCGGGTTCTGCTATTGCCCTTACTAATGATGGTACTGGTATTATATCTGGCGACTATCCCGCATTAGATGCTAATGTAAGATTAGATTATTATGGTAATAAATCTGATGATGGTGTATTTACTAACTCAAGAATATATGGTTTAGAAATAGAACTTAAAAATAATGAATATTTTAATAAATCTCTTTCTGTTAAATTTGGTGATAAATTACATAAATATATTAAATTACAAACTCCTAGACACTTAATGTATCAGGATTATACACAATCTAGTTCAAAATATCCTAATTATTTGGATTATTATGAAGGGCCATATGTAGCTAATAGATTAATATTTAAAGGTAAAGTTGAATCTTTAGAAGAATATATTGAATTTGGTATTATGAAATATAGATTATCTGGAAGAGATGACATATCCACTTTATTAGGGCCTATTCTTAATAAGGATTATAAATATTCTGAAGACATGATTTATTCTACAGTTGGCCCTCTTATTTTAACTGAAGATTCTACAGGAAATGTAAATGGCGTTGGTGGTTATGCAGCTGGTCAAAGGGTTATTACTGTGGATAATTCGGGTTCCTTTGAAGCAGGAGATTTAGTTTTTTTAAGCAGGTCTAGTAATCTAGATAGAAATGGTCATTTCATTGGTAGAATTGCATCAACATCTGGTTCTCCTGTTACACAACTAACTTTTGAAGAAGGAATCTTAATTAATTTAGAACATAATGATAGTTTATATGTAAATACTTCTCATAATTTAGTAGCGTTTTCTAAGTCTATTTCGTCTAACCCATCTATTGCTACTACTAGTAATTTAAATAGTGCTTCTGGTAAGGGCTTAATTTTTACAGGGGGTAATTTAATTAGTAAATCTAGTGGAATACCCCAAATAGAATCAACCGCTTTAATAGGAACTAGTGCTAATTCTTCTTCTAACGCTTTAGGTTATTATTTACACGGGGCCTATGAAATAGGTAAAGATAATAGTTTTGCTTCAATTTTGGCAGATGAAACAAATGTCCTAAGTATTAGTAAAAAAGAAATACACACTCCCTCTTCTATAACCCCCTTTGATATTATTTCTATAAGCTCTGGAGAAGGAAATACTACTATTGAATTAGCTCCTATATGTCCTACCATTTTAGCTAGAATTGATAATAATTATAAAGATAACAGATTTACTGAATTAGTAAAAGATGTTAGTAATATTCAAGATGAAGAATTAATAGATACTAACTTAAATGTTTATCAATATACAATAGGCAATTCTCATTATATTAAAACTCAACAAAATATTTATACTGTAGAAGGAGAAGATAGCCAAATTAGTAATATAGGAGATTATCTATATAGATCTGACAAAACATATATAGGAAAAATTATTGCAAAATATAGAGACGATGCTACCACATGGGTTTTACAATTAGATTACATAAATGGTACACTGGCAGCTCCTGATAATTTGTATAGATTAAAAAAAGATACACATACTGGTTCTCATTCTGGAAGTAATAATGCTGCTACTTTAACAATGGCTTCAGGTAAATGGTTTACTAATCAATTAGTTGGTATGACTATACATAATACTACTGATAGTTCTCAAGGAATTATTACTGCAAATACTCCTACTACAATAACTGCTTCTTTATCAGGTGGTACAGATAACGATTGGGACACTGATGACGACTTTAAAATATATGATACAAAATACAAATCTTCTTTAAACCATATTTATTTTTTAAATACTCAAGGATTAGATAGTGGTGGGGTCATTCAATTAATGAATTCTCAATTTTCTTATGCTGGTAAACCTATTCAATTTTCTGGCATTTTTTCAGATGATTCTAGTGGTACAGATGGAGATTTTGTTAGTCGATATGGTGGTTTTACTTGGAAATATACAGATTTACAAATAGGAAATCCCGGCTCTATTTCTTATGTTGATAAAAGAATTGGTGATAATACGGAAAAATTATACTATAGCGAAAATAAAGGAAATGCTTGCGGGTATTCTATTGCATATAAATTTAAACCTGGTGCAGCAACATCATCAAACCAATCAATTAGCCCCTACAAAGATTTTTACCCAGATACAAAAGGAAAATTAGAAAAAAGAGATATACCAAATAGAGGAATATACCCAGCTACAGGTAGTAATTTTAATGACAGTAGTCATCATTCAACAAGTAATACAGGAGAATGGGATTTACTACCAAAATATTCAGGAGATAGTAAGTGGGCATATGATTGGATTGACACAGCTCAAAGTTCTGCTATTTGGGTAGGAGAACGTTTAAATATTATTAATGAAATAAAAGATAATTGGGAATTAGTTGATCCAAAAACTATTCGTTGGTTTATATTTGGAAAAAGTGACTTATACCCAGATAGCAAAACAAGACAACATAATTTATTTAACCAAACTAGAAAATTGACAGATTATAATTTATTAATAAAAAATAAACCCAATTTAGAACAAAGCGATAATACTCATAGTAATTATATTGGGTCTTTATCAAGACAACAAGAAAATGATTCTTCTTATGAAACATTAGATATTTTAGATTCAACTGTTACTTCAGACCAAATTAAAAGATTTGGTATTATGAGATTAATTGAAATGACTTTTGATTGGCATTTTAATTCTTTTGATCCTGAATTACCACCAAGCATTAATTCATTATTACCAGAAAGAAAAACGAATGCAACTAGTGCTTATTATAAATATACAGAAATTGTTACTTCTGGTGAAACTGTTGCTAACCCAGCGCAATATACTAGTGGGGCTACAGTTATTAATTGTGGAACTACAGTAACAGGAGTAGCTGCTAATGATAGAATTTATACTAACAAAGGATATTTTATTGGTAAAGTTGCTAGTGTTGGTGGTTCTAGTATAAATTTAAATTCTGCAGCTGATTATGACCCAATAACAGGAGATTATTATTTTGGCACTTTATATAAATGTACTCGTAATGACCCAGCATCTGCTACTATTGAAGCTAATATGATTAACTATTCAATTCAAGGTAAAGAAAGCGATGCTACTTTTATTAAATCTAATTCTACTAAAGGTATGAATATGTTACAAGGGGCTATTTTTGGTGATAATTATTACATTCATAATACTGGAATTGCT